GCCGCAGAAGAATACTGCAAAAATCGTAAATACAATTTCAGAATATTGACCGAAGAACACCTCACTTGAGTATAAATAGTATTATGTCTAGTATATTCGAAGAGTTAGAAAATCTTAAACCTGTTGATATTAAGCAAAATAGTCAACTTGCATTAGAGTGGTTTAGAACAAACATTAGAAGAATCTTTGATAGAAGACAAAATGACAAAGTATATCTTGACGGTACTAAAGTTGGACAAGTCAGAGAAGGAAATATGTATATGATGTTTTATGATGCAAAAACCAAAGCAAAGTTGCCTTGGTTTGATAGATTCCCTTTGATAATTCCTTTTGATGTAAAGGTTGATAACGGATTTTATGCAATTAACCTACATTACATACCACCAATGGCAAGACAAGACTTATTAGAAGAGTTATATAAAAGACCAACTGAAACAGGTGTAGAGGTGGATTACAGATATTTTCAAGCAATATCAAGACTAAACCCTGCACTACCATGTGTAAAAAGATACCTTTACAGTGGAATAAAAAGACCACCTATGGAAATACAAAGAAATTACTGGGACGTAGCCGCAATGTTGCCGACTGCAGACTTTGGTAAGGTTAACACAAATACAGTATATGCAAATTCTAGGAAACAAATATGAGTAGTATAGACAACTTAAAATATAACTTTGACCAAGGCGCAAGAGGAAATAGGTTTGATGTTAACTTCTTTTTACCTTTCGCATACTTTGGAACAGAGGCGGTTAAAGGAGTAGAAGAAGTTAAGGACGAGGAAGGAAATATCACAACCAAAGGAGTGAAAGAAGTTAAGAGACAAGATGGAAGGGTTATGGGTCTAAGAGTAGAATCTTGTGAACTGCCTGGAAGAAGTATAAGCACTACAGGTTGGTCTGAACAAGGAATGGAAAGACAAATGCCTGACGGGGAAGTTGATGATGGGGGAACAATAGACTTTACTTTTATATGCGACCAAAGTTTTGCAGATAGGTTGATTATAGAATCATGGCAACAAATAATATTTACAGCAGGAGATAACACACAACACGTTAAGGCTCAATCAGCTACAGATTCCACTGAGGCTGTAGAGGCAGTAGACGGAAGTATCAGAGGAACTAATTTTATGCCTAAAATGGCATACTATAAAGATTATATTGGAAGGTTGCAAATCATTCAACATAGAACTGATAGAAAAGATACAGAAGACACAAAAAGAAATGCATTAGAATATACATTGCATGAAGCATATCCAGTTAGTTTTAGTTCAATGAGTTTAGGTACGGGTGAAAAGGATATAATGAAGTTTTCGTGTACATTTGCATACAGGTACTGGGAATCAAAATACATTCCAGCACCTAAAAGAAGTCTCCTAAATAAAGGAAGAGGTTTATTAGATGCACTACTTGGTGGTAGTAATCTATTAAGTAGGTTTGGTAAAGAAGGAAAAATCCGAGATAAATTAACAAACCTTGATAACAGAGCCACAGAGATTAAAAATCTTTTTGGTTAATTACAATATGGAGTAAATTATGGGATTACCAATCCAAAAAGCACCTAAACATAAGTGCGAATTAAGTGATGGAAGGGAAGTTATATTCCGACCATTTCTAGTCAAGGAACAGAAATTTTTGTTACTTGCAAAAGAAGGAAAGAAAGCTGAAGACGTACTTTTAGCTGTAAGAAATTTGATAACAAGTATAACAGACGGGAAAGTTGATGCTTTCAAATTACCAATGTTTGACTTGGAATATCTGTTTTTACAGGCAAGAGCTAAATCAGTTGGTGAAACAGCGGACTTATTGTTCGGTTGTGGAGAATGTGATGCACAGAGTAAAGTAAAAGTCAATTTAGAAGAAGTTGAACTATTTTATCCTAAAGAAAAAATAGATAATACAATACAGTTGACTGATACACTAGGTGTAACATTACGTTATCCCAGCTCAGAGCAACTTGCCCAAGCTGATGATATGAAAACAGAAGCGGAAAGGTTTATACACTTACTTAAACATGGTATTCACACTATTTTTGATGAAGAAACTGTTTATGATACAGACGACATACAAGATAGTGAGTTGACTGAATTTGTTGAGAGTTTAACCCTTACACAAGTTGAAATGCTTGAAGAGTTTTTTGCAAGTATTCCTAGTGTTCAAACTACAGTAGAATATAAATGTGATGGTTGTGGTGCTGAAAATGAATCAGTAGTAAAGGGGTTACAAAATTTTTTTTAGTGGCTCTTTCTCATGAAAGTTTGGTGAATTATTATAACACTAACTTTCAGTTAATGCAACATCATAAGTATTCATTAACTGAGTTAGAGAATATGATGCCGTGGGAAAGAGAGATTTATATTACTATGTTGCTTAATCATTTAGAGGAAGAAAGGGAAAAGGCAAAACAAAGAAATAACAGTATGAAGTAAATTATGATTTCGTGAAGTGATTTTTTAATTTTAATTATAAGGATAAAAAATGGCTGAAGAAACAAAAGATAACAGTAGAAACGAAGTCGAAATCGATTTAGAAAAGTATATGGCTCTCCTTGAGCAGTTGGACGAACAGGAAGACAAAATCAAGGAAATGCAGGAAGAGGCTAAGAAAGCAAAGGCAGGTCTTGAACCACCTAAAAGAAAATTCATAGACCTATTCCTAGACGACAATGATATAAATGAAAAGGCAATCATTGGGTTCATATCGTTTTTCTTAATGACGATTTTTGGTATAACAGACTTAGTAACAGCACTTGCATGGGACGTAGATTTAAAAGTTTCAGAAACAATCTACACCTCATTTGTAGTTGTAACACTAGGTGCATTTGGTATATCAGAAGCTGGTAAAGCATTTGGTAAGTAACTAATAGAGAAAATAAATGGCAGACTTAACTCCGATACAAGAGTATAACAAAGCATTAAAAGATAGTGCTAGAGAAGTACAAGAAGCTTCTAAAGGACTTAGAACTCCTTTTAAGCAACTTGTGGGTGAAATAAAATCAGTAAATACTGAGTTTGCAAAAGTAATTGCAGATAATGTCAGTCAAACTCAGGACTCTTTTAAAGGTCTCATTACTGAAAGAAGAAAAAGAAAAGTTATTGATGAACTCGAAACAAAAGAGTTTAAAAGGGCCTCAAAATCAAATATTGAATCTCGAAATAAAGACGCTCGTCTAAAACAAAAGTTCTTTGAAGAAGAGAGAAGACTCATTGAAGAACGTCAAAAAATAATAAGAAAAGATGCAAAATCAACAGATGAAGGAAGTTTAGGCGAACTTAAAAAGGAACAATTAAAACAACAGAAAGACTTCAATAAAGCTAGTGCAGACGACCAAGTCGCAATTTCAGAAAATCTTAATCAGATTGCTCAGGCGATTCAAGCAAGAGAAACAGCATTAACTACAGTTAATAAAGATGAACTAGCAAGAAAAGAAAAACAGTTAGAAGACGACCTTAAATTTAATAAAGAGAAACGTAATAAAGATGAAATTCTTGTCAATGAAACAAATCAAAAATTAGAAGAAAGATTAAAAGACGCTAGTAATACTGAAAACTATGATAAGTTTACTGGTGGAATAAAAACTCTTTCAGGTGGATTGATTGATATTGAAGGAGTCTTAGACCCTTTCGCAGAAAAGGTTGGTGCTTTAAGAGATGTTTTCAGTTCTATGGGTTCAGTGGCTACTAAGGTTTGGGGTGGTATGGGCACACTGGGTGAAAAAATGTGGGGTGAAGACGCTCAAGAGGATGCCGAAAAAACGAAAAAGGGTCAAGAAGAATTAAACGAAGAAACAGAAAAAGCGAAAGGTGGATTTAAAGGACTCTTTAAAAATATGAAATTTTCTATAACTGGTCTTCTAGCATTGGGTGCTATTGTGATGGCACTTGTAGCAATAATGAAGTTAGCATCGAAATCACCTTTTTGGAGTAAGTTAAACCCATTTGCAGAACAAACACCCGACCCAAAAGGTGTTGAGACTGAAAGAAATTACGATACTGTAAAGAATGAGTTACAAGAACTTATGAAAGGTGAAGACGGAAAACAAGATATGACAAAGATTAATGACCCCGAAGTTCAGGCAAAACTTGCAGAGATGAAAAAGTACCGTGATGAGATGGAACAGAAGAAAAAAGATGAAGGTGATGAAAATATGTTTGGTCTCATGGGTGTGGGAAATGAAGGGTATGACGGTGAGATTTTTGGTATGGATTACTCTCTTCCACATTATGATGCTCCTGTTACTGCAAATCTATCAGCATATGGCCAGAACTGGGGTGCAAACGCTAGAGGTTTATCTAATTGGGGTAGTGCAAAGTTTCAATCAGGATTTGGCATGAGTCCTACAACTGCCAGTGGAGCGCCTGATATGAGGTTTAATGTTAACAAACTGGCCAATAACACTTTAGACTTAGCACAGTCGCAACAAAGAAATTTGACTAGAGCTTCAGGATGGGCTAATAAATTTATAAAAGGTGGTAGTATAATTACATTACCATTAACAATTTATTTGACTGAAGACGAAGTTAGTAGAAACTTATCACAAAGTGATGATATTGAGAAAACTATTAATATGATGGATGAATCTCACCCAGACCATGACCCTAGTATGACTGCTCACCCTAATGATATTGAAGCTTTAAGAGCTGCTCTTGCAGATAAAAAATTGCAAGATAAAAGAAAACCAAGATGGATGGCGATTGCTGGTGGAGTAGGAGCAATAGTAACTGGTGCCGCTATTGGTTGGACAGGAGTTGGAACACCAGCTGGAGCTCTCGCAATAGCAACAGGTGTTGGAATGATTACATCTGCTGGTGCTGGGTATGTTGTTGATAAAAAGTATACGGGTGATGAATTTTTAGAAGCCTATGGTGGAGATATAACTAAACATTTTAGAGATTATCATGATGTAGAAGATGTTACGGATAGAATGAATACAGATATTGCACAGTATGATGCAATATTGACCAACACTGCTGATTTAATAAACCAATATTCGGGTGATAACGGTAACAATGGTGGTTTTTATATGCCTAATATGAATAATTTAAGTAGTCAAAATAGTTCAACAGTTATTCTAAATGATTCAAGTAGTGGCGCTTCAGACCCTAACAACCCTCAGAATTTGGAAAATTTAGGGTTTCCATATTAATTAGGAGATAGATAAGAGAAATGGGATTAAGTAAATTAATAAAAAAAGTAAACAAGGCAAAGTCTGCTATAAATTCTTTAAAAGGAATATCTTCTAAGCTCCAAAGTTTGAATTATGATAGTGTAACCGACCAACTTGGAGAAGAGGCTAAAAAAGCACAAAAGTATCTTCAAGATTCTAGAAAGAGAGACAGTAATCTATTGGCTGCAAATGAAAAAAGATTGAGATTAGCAAAAAATCCACCACAACCTCAAGCAACTGAATTAATGTATCCACTTCATGATACACTAGACAACTATCTTGTTTTTAAAGCTAGACCTAGACTAAGAGAAGGTGATTCAAACACAGCAGGAAGTAAAGCAAGAGGTAATGTTTCAAACGGAGATAACGTTTTTGGTGGTAAAAAAGATGCAGAGGGTAAACCAAAACCTCACTCTACAGAAGTTATGTTATACGTTCCCGACTTTACTACAGATTCTGCTGTAAGTTTTGGAGAAGCAAACTTTGGTTTAGGACAAAGACAACTTGACAAGTTTATAGAAAATGTAAAAGGAGACGGTTTCATGACAGCCATAAGTGATACAGAAGGCGCTAACGCTGTTGTGCAACAAGGTATTAACTCATTTTTAAATAGTTTACAAGGTGGTATTAAAAATGTAAGAGAAGGACGTGTAGCAAATCCTATGGTTGAAGCAATGTTTGAGGGAATTTCATTTAGAAGTTTTGATTTTGAGTATGAGTTTTGGCCAAGAAGTGAAGAAGAAGCAATAATGGTCAACCATATAATTTATACATTTAGAACTGCAATGTTGCCAGATACTTTTGGTGAAAGTGTTAAAGGTATGAAACCAAATGATGATGAAAATTATTTTAACTTTCCAAATATTTTTGATGTAGAGTGGGAAGGGCCTATGTCTAAACATCTTGACGGATTCTTACCAATGGTTTGCACTAAGTGTAGTGTTGACCATTTCAATAATGGTAACAATACTACGTTTGCAAATGGAGCACCTATATCTCAAACTATGAGTTTAAGTTTTCAAGAAATAAAACTATTGACACAAGAGTCTTATCAGGAAATATCTCCTCTTGGAAATAAGAAAATTAAGTCTATGAATTCTATTGGTGCTGGAGAAGAAAGAACACAAATGGAGAATCCTGATGGCTAATAAATTATTTGAAAATTTTCCAACCATGACTTATACTCTCAATACGGGAGAAGTTATACGAGTCAAAGATTTTTTTCGTAAAGTAAAAGTTGAAAAGGAAAACATGGATAGTATAATAGACTATCAAAAGTATGAATTACAAGAAGGCGATAGACCCGATGTACTTGCAACAAATTTATATGGAGATGGTGATTTACACTGGACATTTTGGTTAGTTAATGATTTTGATAATTACTATGATTGGTTTATGGACTATGAAACTTTTGAAGCTTATATGAATGAAAAATATCAAGGTAAAAATTTAGTTGCAACAAATACAACTGATATAGTTTCTGCAAGTTCTAAGTTTTTAATTGGTGAAACAGTTAAAACAAACTTAGGAAATTCTGCAAGTGTTTTAAGTGTAGACCCACAAAATAAAAGTATATGTGTCTTAGGAGATGAAATAGATTCGGGAGAAGTTGTATCTTCTCATGACAAAGAAGGAAACGTTGTAAAGTCATTTACTGTACAATCAGTTTCAAATGCACAAGACGGGGTTCACCATTATGTTAATTCTTCAGGAAACAGGAGAACTTTTGGTGGAACAGGTTATGAAGTAGTAACTCACTTTACAGAGGAGTTTGAGGAAAACGAAAAGAAAAGACAAATCAAAATTATTAGTCCCAATAAGATAAAAACAGTTTTGAGAGAATTTACAAAATTGTTATCTGATGACTAATAAAGAGGAAATATAATGAGTGATGAATACCTAGTTCCTTTTACCCTTTCAGCCGTTCACATAGTAAATCAAGAAGGAATGTCAAATAATCTTGCTAATGTTACTGCAGGATTTCGTATATTTGAAAGTATCAATAAACCATTTCTTACTGCTGATTTAGCACTAGTAGACGGTGTTAACATATTAAAATATTTTCGTTTTACAGGTCAAGAGTTTGTTCGTATAGCATTAGCACATGGAGAAGGTGATGAACAAGGCCCTATGGTAGATTTAAACTTTAGAGTTTATAAATTATCCGATAATTTACGTCCTAAAGAAACCGTTCAAACATATACGTTACAACTTTGCGACCCAACAATGCTTATAGCAGATACCACTAGAATAAGTAAGGTATATAGAGGTTCCCATAGTGAAATGTTATTTAAAGTGTTCAATACTGAATTAAATATTCCTGCAGATAAAATAGACCACTGGGAAGATACAGAAACAGAAAATAATCAATTCATTTCTCCAAATTGGAAAGCAACTACTTTAATAAAATACCTTGAAGCAAATGCGTATAAAGGAACAAACTCGGCATGGAGAAACGGAATGTTTTTTTATCAGACAATGTCAAGAGGATTCCATTTTAAATCAATAGACCAAATGTGTAGTGGTGAAACAACGTCAGAATTTCGTAAAGATGGTGAAACAAAAAATGAAGTTCATAAACTTACTTTTAAACCAACTTCAAGTGCAAATGATGATAACAGTAGAAACCAAATTCTTTCGTTTAAAAGAAAACAACTTTTTAATACAATGGAAGGAACTAATATGGGAGTATATGCATCAAGAGCATTCACATATGACTCAGTATCAAAAATACACAAGGAATTTTTTTATGATATTGAAGATACTATGAATAGAAGTTCTTCACATTTATCAGGAAGACCTTTAATAAGAACTGAGAGTATGTTAAAGGAAAGTACTGGACAAGATTTGGAAAGAGCATTTACGACTGAAAATCCTGTAGGAGATGAATTTCCACCAATTAAAACAGTTCCTTATCAATTCAATAATGCACCAAACAAACAATATAATAATTTCATACTTGCTGACCATACATCTAATCATGACTTTGATAACAGCAAAGACGTTTCTACAGATGAAGTTTTTCAGGGTGATACTATTAAAGATAATTCCAAATTAGAAAGACTTGCATTAAGACATCTATTAAAACAAAACATAGTTGAGATAATTATTCCAGTAAGGACAGATATAACTGTAGGAAATGTGGTTGAGTTAATTGTACCTGAACCTGAATTACAAGACGATAGGTCTAATAGTTTAGATTTAATAAGTGATAATAGATACTTAGTTGTAAACTCATGTTTAACTGCTAACGTGCAAAAAGGTTTGGGTTCTTTACAGTTAGATTGCATAAAAGAAAGTTTTGCAAATGATATTAGTAAAGATGCCCTAGATAAAATGATAGAAGCTTCAACAACACCACAAAATATAGACATGGATAGAGAACAACAATGAAGTGTTATTACGGAATAGTAGAGGATAGACAAGACCCACTAAAAATAGGAAGGGTTCGTGTTCGTGTGCATGGAATTCATACTGAAACAAAAAAGGATTTATCAACACCCGACTTGCCATGGGCTCAAGTTATGTTACCTACGACTTCTGCAGGATTATCGGGGTTTGGAACGCAACATGGTTTAGTGGAAGGTTCTTCAGTACTTGTAATTTTTAAAGATGACAAGACATTTCAATTACCAGTAGTAATAGGTTCTACTGCAGGAATTCCAGCCGATGGTTATAAACAAGACGGACTTGGAAAATTAATTAAAAGAAAGGTTGACGATGGTTTTAATGACCCTAGAAGATTAGAAGTCAAAGACTACAAAGGAACACCCGATGGAGAAAACCCCGACCACGCAAAAACAAGGGGATTTGGTTTAACAACTGCATTAGATACTGCACCTAAGATTTATGAAGAAAGGTATATTAATTATCTTGGAAAATTACCTTCAACAATTAAAGAACCTGAACTTACTGAAGACGATTTGCCTTACTATCCATTGTATACTGGTAAGTCAGACATATCAAAACTTGCAGGAACTGATGCTAAAAATCTTCATAAAGGAAGAGACATAGTTAAGAAAGATGGTGTTTTATTTTTGTCAGGTAAGGAAGAAATCAAATCTCCTGCGAAACCAGTTTACCCATATAACAAGGTTCTTCAAACAGAATCAGGTCATGTTCTAGAAGTAGACGATACACCTAGTGTCGAAAGAATTGCAATCGAACACCGTTCAGGAACGTTTCAGGAGATTCACCCTGACGGTTCTCAGGTAACTAGAGTTGTAAATGACAACTACACTATTATTTGTAAAGACGAAGAAGTACATATAGGT